ATGTTTTGTTTCTTCTTCCATTGCTTCAATCAACATCATTTGAAATTGTTTAAGCTCTACAATATATTCTTTATTTAATCTACGAGTTACAATGTCATCGTCAATATCAAATAGTTTACCTTGACGAATACATTTGGATATCCTTGATCTACCAGTTGCCATTCCGATTTCACTACCAGCATCATTTCCCCAATAGGTTCTATTTTCTAATGGAGTATCGTAAAGAGATTTAGTTTTCTTTTTGCATCCGCTTCTACCACGAGATACAATTTTGTTTTGAATTGAGTTGAGGTTTACTTTTTGATTAGACATTAGAATCTTCCTTGTTTTTAGCAATCTTTTCTTCTAGGGATAAGATTTGTTCTGGAGTAAGTATTTGATCAATAGTACGATATTCTTCAGGAAATTTATAAGCAGATGATGTATGTGAAGTAATACTAATAACTTCGCCATTGTCAAACTTAGCATTATTGTTAATAGCTTGGCTCATAATTGGAGTAGGATTACGCTTACGCTTTGGACCAAATACAGCATTATTATATGCTGTACCATCAGGATAACCAACAGGAAGAACTTCAACATTATCGTCACGGTTCTCATTATCAATCACATTCTGATTAAGTCTAACTTCACGCAAAGCATGAATAATAGTATTAGCATTAAAAGTTTTACCAAGATTGGTAACACATTTGTAATAAGTTTCGCTATTTGTAATGACAGCAATTATTTTACAAATATAGCCATAATCAACATCATTATCTGATATTTCTATGCCAATTAATTGCTCACTAATAAGGTCAAACTTTGACTTTAACTTTTGGGATGGGTCTGGATTTAGATTAGACATAAAGTCCTCCAATAATAAATGATTTATATTTACTTATGATTACAAATAAACATATGAATAAAATTTCATATTCAAAGTATTCGGCAACCATGAACAAAGTGTATCGTCAAAAATAATGAAATCAAACATGCACCATAAAAATGTTAGAAAAAACTTTTATTGTGCGCCAGAAAGTAAATCGAGAAGATCGTGTTAGTTAAGCTCTTTGTAAATAGTTTATTAAAGCCAGCGATCAAGGATCGGGAATGCTTGATATTAAATCATTTAATAAAGTTTGAACGCCCGACTGTTTAGCTTTACTTTTCAGCAAATTTTAGTATACATTTTCTGGCAGCTCAAGGCTTTTGAAATAAATCAGGTTTCCGGATTGGATTCCGATGGCGGTTCAACCATATTATCTTGTAAGAATGTAATCATTGTTCCCTCATACTTTAAGCGACCTAAGTGCGTTAACTTAAAGGAAGGATCAGCCCAAACTTTACCACCAATTTCTTGCCAGTATCTACAGAAGCCATAGTCTTCAGATAAGAATCTTTGTTTCTCTGAATCTACATAGGAATTAAAGAAAGCATAAGTCCATTTCTTTTCTTCATCATCTAATGAACCTGTATCATCGTTATATCTAAGCTCAGGGTAAGATTCAATCATCTTCTCAAATACTGACCTTTTAATTAGCATAAAGCCTGTCCCGGCATCATAGATTTCAATTGCACCCTTTTCAACAGCAACATTCATATTGCTCTTATCTTTTACCGCATTAACAACAAATCTTAAACTTCTTCCAAGAAGTTCTTCTGATGGAACTCCTTTGTTTACATTCTCCACTACTTTATCCCACAAGATATCTTTAATAGGATAAGAACCAGTAACTATTTCCTGATCATGCCACAAAAGCTTTAGGATATCTTCTGGTTGAAATCCAAGATCAACATCAATAAACATAAGATGAGTAAATTCCGGATGAGCTAAAAATTTAGCTACCATGTTATTTCTAGCTCTGTTAATAAGAGAGTCTGAAATTGTTGCGATAGAGAATTTTAAACCAATATCTTTAAACATCATAGCTGTTCTCATCATTGACATAAATGTTGGTTCAGTAATCATTTGATCATAACAAGGCATAGCAATTAGCGGGTGCCATGATTCAATCATTTCATGGGTAATTTCAATTTCTTCTTCTTTAAAAATAGTCATAGGAGTAATTATACACAAAAAAACCGCCCCGGAGGGCGGAAAAACAATTTGTTTTATTATTAGTTTTGTATTAAGCTTTTGACTTTACAGTTGTCTTTGCATTGGTCTTAACAGACTTTACTTCTTTAGCAGCAACAGAAGTTTCTGACTTCTTTGTACCGGCAGGGATAACTTTAAAGTAAAGAGCTGACTCTGTACGGCTAAAGTGAATCATTACCTTGTAATCAAGCTTTTTTGCTTGAGCACGAATACGCTGTTGCATTGTGTTAAATTTCTTGCCCTCTTCGATATTAAGAATAGAGAAGTTTTCACCGTTCTTATTTGAAGAGTGAAGAGCTTCAATAATCATTTGAAGTTCAGCTGAGGTTCTTCCTGTGCGAGTAATTTCTGGAAAAGTATCTACTTTTGTAATATTGAATGTTGACATTTTGATCTCCTATTAGGTTGATTTGATTGTTCTGATTAAATGGCTTTCGCCCTTGGAGTAGAAATAATATCTGCCCCAACCCCAGCTTGCAACATGGAATCATCTTTTTTTTCAAATTTATTTATTAGGAGATCTAATTCCTAAAAGTACGGGTAACCGGCTTGTTTCCGTTACTTGTTATGAGGTGTTTTGAAATCTTCATCAGAATTCTCAATGGAAGCCTGCATCTTTGAGATTGTAATTTTAAGAGCAATATTCTCAAGGGTCAACCTTGAATTAATCCCGCTCAATTCATTTAACAACTCTTCATAACTTGGAGAGAAGTTTTGTGTATCTTCATTTGTCATAGGGTTTCTAACCATCCTTCTATATCGTCTGCACTAATGGAACTCTTTTGATCCATTAATGACAGTTCTTTTGTAGAACCATTATACAGCTGAGTTGAGCCAAATTCAGGCATATCTTCATCATATTCATATTCTCTATCTGTACCAATAATTTCAATGTCAACTTCTGTGTCCATAACCATGTTCTGAATACAGTTAAAAACAGAGCCGGCAAGAGCATCAGCTAAATCTTTAGACCCGGAGTTTGGATGGTCAATCTTATTGTTATTGAATAGTCTTAACTTCAAAAGCTCTTCTTCAACAAGTAACTCAATCCAATAACCCCTTAGTCTGGTATCGTAAATAGTTGTCATTAAGGTATCATAATCGGTTTTCTTAACGCTGTGGAAGTTTGCATTAATACCTTGAGCTTTTAAGCTTTGAATCATTTCAACAGATTGCCAACGGTCAAATGTGACTAATCCAACATCATACTTTCTACATAAATCAACAATCATTTGCCTTACTGATGAGAAGTTAATTTCTTCTCCGGGTTTAGCTTGCCATGAATGTATTAGGTCAACATTCACAACAGGAAGTGTCTCAACACCCATTGATGTTTTAACTTCTTTAAATCCGGCACAATGAACCATAGATAAAGCTGATCTATCTCGTTTAAGCCCAAGGTCAATATGAATAAATCTTACATGACCATCTTTATTATTAAACCAATCTTTGAATTCACCCTCTTCATTGATTGGGTTTTCACTATACATAAAAGCTTTTCTAACCAAATCTGCATCTCTAAAGTATGCATCTTCCATTGTTGGTGGTTCACATTCGAATCTGGCTCTGGCTTCAATTGGGTTTCTAATATACTCAGACTCTAATTGTTCTCTAAATATCGTTGGGTTTACTTCCCAAGTTGCAGCTTTAATTGACCAAGTTTTAGGTTCATTCTTTTCTCTAGAGTTAAAGAATCGCTGTTGAATAAAGTCTCCTTTATACCGGGGAAAGGATAGAAGAATAACTTTACCCACTTCCGGGAAACGAGACATAACAGATAATTTACTCATGTTATAAATAGCAGAAGCTGAGCCTTTAGATCTATGATCACCTTTAGTTTCGGCATCAGTTTTGAAAGCTGAGATTTCATCCAAAATAATTGACATTACTTCATAGCCTTCCCATCCTTCACTTTCTGAGTGACCAGAGAAACACCTTACTGGTCTACTAAAGAAAAAGATTTCAGATACTCTTGGCTCAAAGCCTACAGAGTTAAAATAAGGTGAACCTAGTAATAAGTTCTTCAATGGTTCAAAGAACACTCTTTGAGCTTGCTGAGCGTTTACAGCAAGGTTTAACAAGTCAATATAGACACCTCTAGCTTTACCGTAATAGTTCAGTGGGTCTCTAAGACAATGTAAGAGATAAACAGTGTAAGCCATTGATATTCTGGCACAGTGATCTTTTCCAGATCCTTTACCTAACATGCAAATGACTTCGTTATCTGTATAATCCTTATACCATTTGGTACCGGCTTCTTCACCGTACATCTTTATCAGTGTTGGAAGTTTTAAAATTTGTGTGGAATGGCGCACGATTTCTAGTTGAATAGGTGATAGACTAGGTAATCCCAGATATTTCTTATCTGTTACGAAAGTTTCAATTGAGACCGGTATTTCAACAAGCTCATCTTGTTTAAGTAACTTATCGAAATCATCATAGTTTAAGTTGATGCCGAGGAAGTCAGACACAAAAAACCTCCCGTAAGGGGCAAAAAGCCATTCTCAAATTATGATGGTATTGGTAAAGCCCCAAAAAAAGGTCTCTAATTATGAGCCGTAATGGGTCAAAAAAAGGTCTCTTTATCTGAGTGTTTTTATTGTTCATGAGATTCAACATCAATGACTTCATCTTCTTTAGGTTCATCCATTATTTCAAATGCAATAGCAAGCTCCTTACGAACCTCTTCGGCTACTTCGGGGAATTTTGCAATAACATCCCGGAGGACTCTGGAGAGAATCTGATTAACATTCTCAGCCTTCTGCATTCTACCGATGTATTCAGCGTCAGAGTTATTACCACCCATTAGCTTATGAAGCTGAGCTTTCTTCGTAGCAAGCTCTCCGGCAAGCTTGATAGCTTGGATTCTCGCTGCAACCATCCCGTGATCAGTTGCAATATTAATTGTCTCCCAAGCTTCCTTGCTTAACTCGTCAAACTCTTTAAGAGCTTTGATTGTATTGAACTGGACACGCTCTAGAAAGTAGGGGTCATCGTCAGCTTTTCTATTGAGAATCTTCTTGTATTCCTCAA